CGGCAAACATAATTTTAGTAGGACTATCCTCAGCCTTCATAAAACAGCTGGCAAAACAAACTTTGAAGAGACAAGACAACTCTTTATCCACGGAGTCCTCACCGAATCACTTGACACAGGAGGACCTGCCTACTACAATAGTAACATCCTCAGCAGGTACTTCCGAAAAGATTACTATGATGGAAACTGAAGAACTAGTTGCCGACATTCGACAATGGGCAATCGACAAAGTTCAAGAGTACAATGGAAAAGGTGTAGAAAGGATTTATGATCAATTTGCAATCATGGCAGAGTTTGATGAATGGTTTGATCCTGAAGAAGATTTAGAGGTTGTATCACTTGACGAAATCTCTAGAGAGCAGTATGATGACTATGTTGATTACTCAGACGGTATAGAAAGAGCATAATCAACTGCGGTAATCCCCTTGGTGGTTCAGGGTTAGCGGCGATAGGAACCACCACATGACTCAGTAGCTCAGCTGGATAGAGCAACTGCCTTCTAAGCAGTCGGTCATAGGTTCAAATCCTATCTGAGTCGCTGGGCATTGGGAGAGACCACCACCACCTCCTCTCTCATGTAAGACCCGATGCGGAGTTAGTTCAGCGGTAGAACGCTATCCTTCCAAGTTAGATGTCGTCGGTTCGATTCCGATACTCCGCTTTCCTTCCTCATCTATATGAAACCAGTAGAAATTCTTCTGCTAATATCAGAGTTAGAAGGTTCTTATCAGCACACTAAGAAACTTGGTTTTGATGAAGATAGAGATGTCCTCAGAAAAATGTGTGATAAGTATTATAAATTATATTTTAAACTCAAGAAAGAGACCATGGAGAAATCCTAAACTGCAGGTTGGTTCACCTGCATCTGCTTGCTTAGCTCAGAGGTAGAGCATCTCGTTTACACCGAGGCGGTCGGCGGTTCGATCCCGTCAGCAAGCATTCCCCATCCTGGAGGCCCATGAACCATGATTACCGTAAGATGCAAAGAATGCGGAACAGAACTAACAAGCACTAGTAAAGTTCAGTTCTGTGGTTGTCCCAACCAAATGAGAGTTGTGGACAATAAAGTCGGTGCTGTTGACTTAGATAAAGTCGTAATGGTATCCAATAAAGTAGAGAATAAGATTGACAGTCATTTCTCTAGATCGGAACTTCTCTATCAAGAGGAGAGACGCAGACGCAAAGTTCGTAGACTGGACTTTGAAGTCAAATAGGAAGAGTGGTCGAGTGGTTTATGGCACTGGTCTTGAAAACCAGCGAAGGTG